GGAAGTGCCCCCGATACCTCAGGTTATTCAATAGTTACCGAATAGGACACCACATATGCCTGACTTTAAGATAAAAACGCCTGACGGGCGAACAGTAACCGTGCGTGGTGCCACCGCAGAAGGCGCTATTGCATACCTGGCTCAACAAGAGCGTGGCCAGGCTCCCGCAGCCCCTGAACCAGAGGTCAACCCGGAAGGCACTGGTTTCGACCGTGCTGTCCGCAGGGGTGCCTACCAGACAGCCTCTGCACTCCCGACTGCTCTTGCCACGGCTGATGCACGGATGTTGGCGGACAAGGACAAGCTGCAATCACCAGGCGGCTCTTCTGCTATCAAATATGACGAACTTATGAGGGCAGGTGTCCCACAGGGCGCTATGGCCAGCCGTGGTGTTAATCTCGAAGATGGCCAAGGCACAGCCCGTTTGATGTCTCAGTACGGTGTATCACCGCAGGCTCAGGTGAATTATGGTCAGGTGGTTGATAAACGCATCGAGAACGCAAACTCTCTGAAAACCCAGGAAGATGTCTACTCTGCGTTTGACCGCATCAAGGCAAACACGGATTCCGTTGCATTTTGGCGTAAGAAGGCCGCTGATCTCCCTATGTCGCCGGGCGCAGCAGCGTATGCGCAAGAATTAGCTGAGGCTCCTGATGATTTCAAAGGCTGGCTATCGACTGTAACAAATGACCCGGTTGGGTTCATGGCGTTCCTGGGAGAAACTGTAGCTGAGAGCGCCCCACAGATGGCTGCCGGTATTGCAACAACAGCTGTGACAGGCAACCCTGTGGCTGGTGCAACAGTCATGTCATTGGGTGGTCTGGGCCGTGAATATTCTAACGAGGTAAATAGTTTTCTTTCAGAGAATGGCATTGATCTATCAGACCCTGACCAAGCAGCTACTCTTTTTAAAAACCCAGAACTTATGGATCAGGCAAACGAGCGCGGCCTTACGCGCGGCCTAGTTATTGCTGCCGCCGATTTTGCAGGCCAGGGTTTAGTTGCCCAACAAGTTATCAAGAAAAGCCTAACCAGGCAGACACTTGCTCAAGGTTCGTCTGAGGCTGCTGGAGAAAGCGCAGCAACCGCAGCTGTAGGCGATGAACAGAGCTTTAAAGAGAACATCACAGAAGGCCTCGCCGGTGGTGCATCTGCCGCTCCAGAAGCCATGGTCGCTGGGCAAGCACCTTGGCGCTCTAAGATTGAAGGTGACCCCGCATATGGTGGCGCAGCTGCTGACCTGGCTCGTACCCTCCGCGAAATATCAGAAGCTCAAGGCAACAACCTCAAGGATGTACGCGCTGGTGGTGGTGCAAAAGCTACACTCGAGGCTGCACATGAGAAGATCTCGGGCCAGATCTCGGCAATAGCCAAGGACCCGGCAGTCAAATCCCGTCTTTCCCCAAAGAATGTGGCTACCCTCGAGGATCTCCTTGGAACCTACGCCCTAGCCCAGACCGCAATCCGCCAGGGTAAGAACAAAGTCAAATCTAAGGTCACAAAAGAGAATGCTGACGCTATCGTCCGCCTCCTCGGCCCTACACAAGAAGCCGCGCAGCTACAGCAGCTGTTTGACCAGGGGGATGTCCTCACGGATCTCTTCCAGGACGGCCTCAAGGGCGGCGTCAGTCAATTCACAGACTTCCTGAACCCCTTCACTGACAATTCAGGCAACTACGACCCCAACCGCAGCCTAAGCACAATTGGTAGCATCTATGGTGCATCTGTTGTTGGCCCACTGAAGTCCGCAAGCATTGTTGCCGCCGGTCGGGCCTTTGATGCAGCCACGGGTCGCCGTTCCAAGGTAAACCGCTTTGTAACGAAGCTCGAGAAACTCGTCGGCCAAGATGCTCCCCAGGGTCCATCTCTGATTGCCGCCGCTCAACTCGAAAACCAGCAGGCAGAGCAAGCTAAGGCTGACGCTGCGGCAGCCCAGGCAGCCCAAGAGGCAGAAGACGCCAACATCGTCAGTACACTTGCAGGCATGACAGGCAACGCCACAGATGGCAGCCCATTGGGCACTGTCGCGGTCGGCACAGGTATCCCCGCAGAAGAGATCCAAACAGTGGTCTCTGAATTACGCTTGAAGCACCCAGCTGACAGCAAGAACCCCAATGATGTGGCGGTCAACAAGGTCCTCGATGATGCCCAGGCGGGTCTTAACGGTGAGCAACGGCCTATCCGGGCTCTAACCCAGCTGGTCAACCTGGTGAACAACCACCTGGACGCCAGTCTCATGGACGGCGGCAGTAGCGTTCAGCGTACTAGCCTTCCAGACCAGCCCCTGGCCCAAGCTCGGGCAATCCAGATGGGCAATGCGCCCAAGATGGACGCAGCCCCTGCTGCCCAGGCGTCTCCGGCACCAAATGTTGACACAACTGCCCCAGCGCAGCCTACGGTTAACGGCAATCAGACAACTACGTCCGAGAACTACCAGGCAGGCATCCAGGCTAACCGTGACACTGCCTTGAAACTTCAAGAGCAGGTCTTGGATACACTCGATCTCCAGAACCGCCAGGCTACGAACCGCCCCGGTGGGAACCTGACGCCTACAATGCTCGAAGATGAGGCCCAGGCCCTCTATGTGGCACTTGAAGCTGTCCAGACTGAGAACATGCCCCTGGCGGCCATGGAAGACGTGGCACAGCTCCTGGTTGATGAGGGTGTAGCCCAGGAGAACGTGGACAAGTTCTATAAGCCCTATGTCGATCGGGTCCGCCGCCAGCAGAAGCGCAAACCATCGATGCTAAAACAGGCCCAGGCAACCCAAGAGGCCATGGCAGATAAACCTATATCTGACGATGCCCGTAGTGTTCCTGAAGGTCCATTTTCTGGTCCTGTTTTAAATCCTACCTATAATCCTCTGCAAGTTTCTGATCAGGATCTTAATTCAACAAGTATAGAAATCATGCCCAGTCCAGAAGATCTGGCTGCAATGAAAGATGGATCATATAAGCCAGCTAAAAAGCAAACACTTGTTGAATTTGCACAGCAGCTACAAAAACGGTGGGAGGAAGCAACTGGGCGCACCGAGCCTTTTGAGCAAACAGCTGAGAATGTAGATCAAATTGCAAGGTTAATGGCTACGGAAGCAGCCACTGCATTAAGGTCAGATTCTAACGCGATTGGCTGGTATGACCGTAAATTGAAAGCTGCAAAGTCTGTAGTTTCACTTGTGGATCCGCGAGTTACTCAGTCTCCTCGTAATGAGTTAGCCTTCGATTTTGCTCTGGCCGTAACTTCTAATGGCCAGGCTGTTGCAGACAACTTTGAATATGCCATGATGGTATTTAAAGAGTATATGGACACCGGACGCATGCCCACAGAAACTTGGGTCAAGGGTGGTGAGCGTAACCAGGCTATGGTTGATGCATTTGCATTCTTTAATACTTACGAATCTTCCGGTCAAAATATGCCGCTCGGTGATTTCCTAGACCAAGATTTCAGTGTGAGTGAATTAAACGCATATATGGGGCGCTTTAACGCCGATTATGGCACTGAGATTAAGGTTCCTTCGTCTGAAGGTGCTGCGGAAATGGTCAAAGGATCTTACATTGTTGGACCTAAGATCGGCCAAGGTTTTTACCAGAATATCAGAGGAAACTACGATCCACTGACAATGGATATCTGGTGGATGCGTATGTGGAATAGGCTTACTGGTCGTGCTTTTGAGGATCCAAAGGATATAGAAAAGAATAGGTCTACAATTCGTGAGGGTATCAAATCAGCTGATGCTCTGGGTAAAAGACTTATAAAAGAGACTTTATCTGATATGAACATTAAGCAATCAGATTTAAAAGACGACACAGTTCTTGATAGTTTCGTATCCAAACTCGATAAGAGATATCAGTCCTTTTATAGAAAAGCCAAAAAGGACGACCCGAAGTCAAAACCACCAAAACCTCAACTATTTAAATCCACCGGAACTATGGTGAAAAATATGGTTCCCCAGTTACAAGCGCAACCAAAGAATGCTGGTGAGCGTTCTTACATGCGTACCGTAACGAAAGAGGCAATATCTAAACTAAAAGAAATAGGAATAGATATATCGACAGCTGACTTCCAAGCCCTTATGTGGTACCCAGAGAAACAGCTTTTTAGAAAAGGCGGCGTAGCTCCAGGCCGAGGCTCTGATAATGATTACCTAGACGCGGCAAAGATGCTTGCAGAGAAAGAAGGAATATCAAATGAGCAAATTGAACAAGCACTCCCCGCACCAGACGGAGGAGGAACAGTCGATAATATCCCAAGTTCCCCCAGAACTGATGGAGACATTTATCCAGGGACTGATGGAACTGAAGTCCAAGCAGACAACAGCATCCCCCCAGCCCTCCTCAGCCCCCCTGGGCCAGCTGGTGGACGAACACCCAGGGCCAGTGATGGCGGGGCCTCCAAAGGGCGCACTCTCGCAAGGGTAGCCCTCGCAGCGGTCAAGAAGTTTGTCCCCCAGGTAAAAGCGACCTTCCAGGTTGGCAAACGTGGAACCCCAGAAGAGAATGGGATCCAGTCTATCGACCAGGCTCTGAGCTTGGCACATACCCTGGGCATCACTGTTCGTCTATTTGACAGCCAGGAAGAGATGTATGCCTCTCGGCTTGCTGCATATGGGTCTGGCGATCCTGCTGCGGAAGCCTCGTTCTATCGGAAGGGTCCTGAAACAGGCGGAAAAGGTGCAGAAGGCACTGTCTTTGGTCTCAACCCAGGGGCTCTGCTGGATAACGGCGGTTCCGTAAGTAACATCCAAGCTCTCTCTGATTTGATCCATGAGATTGCCCATGGGATGACTTTGAGCCCCTTAGATCTGAATGGTTCCCAGGTTGAAGACACCCTGTTTACCAACCCCCTGACCGGGGAAAGTGACCGGGCACCCATGGGATCCTTTGCTGGTAGTGCTATGAGACCCCTATTGGAACAGACGGGTGACGCCGACATCATGGCAGAGCTAGATAATCTCCAGTTGAATGTGGATACTTACACAACCAAAGATCCTTCGCAGCGTCATGCGGTACGGGAAGTTCGTAAGTTGATGGACAATCTCAAGGATTGGAAGGGTTATTACCAGAAGCAGTTTGATGCCGGTCAAATCTCCCAAGCTGAGGTAGACACAGGCGTGGCCAACCGTGAGGAGCAGGCTGACTACTACACTAACTACATGCAGAGTGTACGCGAGTTGGCTGTTGATCCCGTGTTGGTTTACCTGATCAACCCTAAGCTGGCGAAAGCGGTTATGCCTAAGACGGCTGCCCTTATCAGGCAACAATTCAACAACGCCGGTAACAACAAGGTCAAATTCTTCAACCACCCAGCTGCTATCGTCATGGCTACGGTCATGGCTATGCTGGCCCAGGCTATGGCTGAAGAAGAGGAAGAGAAGCAGCGGATGCAGATGCCTCCGGGTGCTCTAAGTCCCCCACCTCCGGGTATGGGTGCCCTTTCCGCGTAAAACTAATGAGGTCCCTTCGGGGGCCTCTTTTTCTTTGGAGAGCAACATGAATAAAACCGCACTGGACCTGGTTCCAATCCTACGGGCAATTGAGGATGTAAAACACTCGCCTCTTCTGTCTGACGCCCAGCGCCTGGTTATCTTTGGGGAGATACGGAAGAGCGTACCTGAGCCAGTCTTCTGTCCCCAGTCTCGCCTCACGCTCTCAATCATAAACAGTATATTGGAGACGATGGATGGGAGCACCAAACCAGCCGCGAAAGAAAGCACCAAGGCCACCAAAGCAAGCCCAAAAGGCAAGGCCGATATCAACAAACCCAATAGCAAGACAGCATCAAACACCCGAGGGACGCGAAAAGTTCCGTCAGATGCTGGCAAATCGAAAGAATAAAGGCGGCAGACCCAAGGGCACTCCTGATGGTTACACAGCTGCTGCAATTGAGCCTATCCGCAAGAGGGCCAAAGAAGACGCAGAGAGGATCGTAACGATCATGGCAAAAGAGAACGAAATTGATGACGTGTATGCGATCGAGGCCCTACGGGCTGCTGTAGAGATCATGCGCGAACCTGGTCAAAACCGGGACCGTCTAACAGCTGCCAGGATGGTCCTGGATTTCACTAAAACCAAACCAGCTGCGAAGAGCGAAGTCACCATCGGCAAAGCTGAAGCCTTCCTGGAGTCGCTCCTAGTAGCCACCCCAGAAGAAGAGCAAATCGAAGATGGACAAGAGACTTAAACAAGTTCGACAGAGACTATACGATGACTTTAGTTTCTATTCGCAGTCTGCACTCAAGATCCGCACCAAGGATGGTGACATCCAACCCCTAAAACTCAAGCCTGCCCAGCGCATCCTCCATGAGGCTGTAGAGAAGCAGATGGCGTCTGAAGGTAAGGTGCGTATCATCATTCTGAAGGCCCGGCAGCAAGGTCTCTCGACCCACGTTGGTGGCTATCTGTATTTCAACGTGTCGCAACGCAAAGCCTGTAAAGCGATGGTCATCACGCACCACTCAGACAGCACCCGTGCGCTTTTCGATATGACCAAACGATACCATGACAACTGCCCAGAGCTCCTGAAGCCGCACACAAAGTACAGCTCCCGCCGGGAACTTACATTTGATGTCTTGGATAGTTCATTTGTTGTTGCCACCGCCGGTGGTGAGAGCATTGGTCGAGGTGAGACCCTTACGCACGTCCACGCCTCCGAGCTTGCGTTCTGGCAAAAGTCTACGGCCCTGGAGAACTGGAACGGTATGACCCAGGCGGTCCCTAACAAGCCTGGCACTGCTATTTTCGTTGAGAGTACAGCTAACGGCGTCAGTGGTATCTTCTATGATTTATGGAGAGGTGCTGTTGATGGCACCAATGGCTATGTGCCTGTGTTCATCCCTTGGTTTCTCGACCCTGAATATAGGGAGCCTGTCCCTGAGAACTTTGAGCCAACACCTGAAGAAGAAGAGTTGGTTGCCAAGTACGACCTAGACGATGAGCAACTTATGTTTCGGCGCCGTAAGATCGCCCAGAACGGCATAGATCTTTATCGTCAAGAATATCCCGCAGAGCCTTCAGAAGCCTTCCTGACGACCGGGCGGCCTGTCTTCAACCCAGAGGGGCTCCAGAAGAGCCTAGATGAAGCTCCTGATCCAACACAGCGTATGGCCCTAGAGGGTGGTGAATGGATCGATAATACCCGAGGTGAGCTTACTTTATACAAGACGATCGACCCTGGTGAGAAATACACGATCGGTGCTGATGTTGCGATGGGTGTCAGAGGGGGTGACTTCTCAGTCGCCCAGATCCTCGACAGTAAAAAGCGCCAAGTTGCGACCTATCGTGCCCAAGTTCACCCCGACTACTTTGCTGAGGTCCTTTACAAGTTAGGTGAGCTATTCAACTTTGCTTATATCATTGTGGAGAACAACTCTCACGGCATCTTAACCTGTACTCGCCTGGGTAAAGATATGGCCTATCCAAACTTCTTTACTGAAGTCCAGGTAGACAAGCTGACCGATCGAGAGACCATGAAATTAGGCTTCACAACAACGTCCAAAACCAAGCCACTGATCATCGATGAACTCCGGGCAAACGTCCGCGAGGGAGAGATCGAGCTAAACGATAAGACCACAATCCGTGAGATGTTAACCTACATTGTTACCCCTACGGGCGGCATGGAGGCGGAGGGTGGCTGCTTTGACGACACGGTCATGTCTCTGGCACTCGCTAACCACATCCATGAGGGTGCCTGGGAACCAATTGAAGCGTCTGACGCTTACTATATCGAAATGGTTTAATCATGAATAAGAAAGATTATAAGAAACTAGAAGACGACAACATTGTTGCCCTCCTGGATGACAATATTCGCCGCAGCGTAGGCTATTACGACAGCCAGCTATCGCGTGAGCGTAAGCGCGTCATGGATTATTATAATGCAGTCCTCCCAAAGCCAGCCCACGATGGGAACTCCAAATATGTTTCGATGGATGTCTACGATACAGTAGAGAGCATGAAAGCTGCTTTGCTGGAGACATTCTCTACAGGCTTCAAGACCGTTCGATTTGCGCCTCAGAATGCAGATGACCAGCCTATTGCTGAGATAGCCACTGAGTATTGTGACTACGTTGCAAACCGTCAAAACAACCTATTCGAGATCATGCAGACAGTCATCCACGATGGCCTGATAGCTCGGGCGGGTATCGCCAAAGTCTTCTACTACTATGGTGAAGAAAGCCACATCGAGGAGGTCACTGATCTCACTGAGGAAGAGCTAGACGAAATCCTGATCCAGGATAACGTAGAGATCGAAGAGATTACTGAGGACGTGGGAGGTCTATACTCGGGAGAGCTACGGGTGACCTCAGATGCAT